GCGTCTGAAATGCTGTACGAAGCGATTGACGAGAACCCAGACACGGCAATCATCCTCTTGTTTTGGAAAGATCGTGGTCAGTTTAAGATCAAGACAAGTGCTACACAAGACCGGCTGCAACTGATCGGTGCGCTCACTGAGGCGTTGCACAAAGTTGTTCGGGATGGAGGAGACGAATGAGCCTTGACGCAATGAAACTGGTGTTGGAAGCGCTGAAATGAAAAGTAAGTCAGCCTGTCGCAACTGCGGAGGCTTGGAGGGCTGGGAAAGTACCTTACAAGGCAATTTCGTAACGGAGGTCTTTGTTTGTCATGAGTGTGGAAAAGAGTGGTTTAGGTACTGGAGAGGAGAGGCTCATCAACTGGGCGGGCTGGAAAAACAGCCTTCAGCCGGTGGACGAGGCCGATGCGAAGGCAGTTGACAAGGTCGTCAATACTTTGAGTCCAGAGGTGAGGGCGGCAGTCAGAGCGGTCTACGTTGAGTTTCCTCGTCAGTCGATCTATTTTGTTGCTGCCGAGCTTGCGGTCCCGCCGACGTTTATCAACCGTTCGATCAGGCAGGTAAAAGATGCAATCGGATCTTGAAGGGCCAGATAGAACTCCTGAACAGCGGTTGCTGGCTGCTGTCGTTGCGGTAGCTGTGCGAGACTGTTGCTCGCCACCGGAGGGGAGGCGAGACTTGCGGTTGACTCGTCAGGCTGCGTCGGCGTTCGATTTTATTTTTACTGACCTGGGTGACCCGTTTCTGGAGTTAATTGATATCAACTCTGGTCATTTCCGTCGAAAACTTGAGGAGGTCATGAATGACACCAGTAATACCGATAAGCCGTTCAAAGCAATTGCAAGGCGAGCGTTTAGAATCAATCACAAACTATGGAAGCAGGAATATGCACGATTGGGTGGAAGGGTGGCTGGAAATATCTCGTATGACGACGGAGATTCATTCTTTGATATTGAAGAATAAAGTCGATGAAGCAAAAGAAATGCTTCTCGAATTGTCTGCCGTTGCAAAGCTCACCCGTCATCAGCTAACGATTCAAAATGAAAGAGAAACTCGAAAGCTATCTTAAAACGCACAAACGTCCGGTTGATACTGGCTTTCTTGCCAACAGGTTTCTGGTCAATCGGTCTTATATTTCAAAACTGTTAGCAGAATTGGAAAAAGAAGGTGTCGCCTACAAGCAAAAAATCAGCCGCAAATTTGTCTGGATTGGGCTATAACATCCCGAAAACCCTGCACTTTGTGTGGGTTGGAGACGAATCTAGGACTCCTTTGAAGGAAATCGAGACCTGGAAGCGTCTAAACCCGCTGTATACGGTCAAAATCTGGGGGAACGACGACCTAAAATCTGGCTGGATGCTGGCAAAACACATGAAATTTTTTGCCGAGCGTGAGTTATGCGGTGTTGCCGACTGTATGCGGTACGAAATCCTCTACAAATTTGGCGGTATTGCGATGGATGCTGACTCCACCTGCGTTCGACCGCTCCCGGATTGGTTGCTCGAACCGGAAATCTGGTGCTGCTGGGAGTCGGAGGTTAACCGTCTTGGTCTGTTAGCCAACGGTGCGATGGGGTCGATCCCGAAACACCCGCTCATAGGTCAGATTATCCAAGACCTGTCGCAGGAGGAGCCGTTTGGTATGGCATGGGAGTGTACAGGCCCGACAAGATTGACCAAGACATGGCATGAACACGAATATCGAGACCTAACAATCTGGCCTAGTCACTTTTTTATTCCAGACCACTTTGCAGGTCATCCTTACGGTGGAAAGGGGCCGGTGTTTGCGACTCAGGATTGGAAGTCGACCAGGGGAACGTGGTGATTCTGTTTCTGGTGACGAGTGCTATCAACAACGACGTTGTGCGTCTTGACGAGACTCGTCAGACGATTGAGAGCATCCACAGACGGGTGCCAACAGCGTCAATCTGGCTACTAGAATCCAGTCTGGACAATCAGCATTTCAGGCACCCGAGAGTCGTTGTCAAGCATTTTGGACACCATTCTTTCGTAAAAGAGGTTCACTCGAAAAACCGTGAGATTGGCTACGTCAAGTCGGCAATTGAGATGTACACGACTCAGTTGATACTGCCGACCATCCCGACCCTGTTCAGTCACATTTTCAAACTATCCGGTCGGTATACGCTGACGGATGACTTTGATTTGCTGGCTCATCCTGCGAACAAAGCGACGTTCGCACAGGCCAGGGCGACGGGGTTCAGGGAGGATTATTGCGGTACGACAGGGATGTTGATGACCAGGCTTTATTCATTTTGTCAGACGGTCATTCCGCAGATGACTGAGACGTTAGGCCAGATGCGAGAGTTTCACGAGGCTCAGTGGGACGGTGAAAAAGTGTTCGATATTGAGCATGGTTACTACAAGTTTCTGCCTAGTGACATTCGCCACGAAACGAGTAAAATAGGGGTTCGTGGCAGACTTGGTCATCTCTCGTCCATTGTGGAGGATTAAATGCCAGCCGTATCTAAAGCGCAAGCTCGCCTCATGCAAGCCGCTGCTCATTCAAAATCGTTTGCTAAGAAGATCGGGATTCCGATGTCTACCGCAAAAGAGTTTATGAGCAAGCAGAAAACTCCTTATGCCAAGCTACCAGCAAGGAAGAAATGATGGGCACGACCAATCAGCCGAACTACAAAAAGAAGCCGAAACCGGCTAAGAACAACGCTCCCAGCTATCCAAAGAAATGAAGCCTATCTGGGACAAGCCGAGGCCGAAGAAACTTGGCAAGCCTGACCCGCTGTCTAAGGGGGAAAAGCGTTCAGCTAAGGCGATGGCAAAGGCTGCTGGCAGACCCTACCCGAACTTAATCGACAATATGCGAGCGGCGAGGAAAAAATGAACTGTCCAACCGCTACCGGCAATCCACGGCTCAACGAGTCAAACATGAAAAAAGCGGTTGACTCCGCTGAGTACGGTGAGGCTGAGGAGGATGCAGAGTACAAGTGTGGCAACTGTGCTGCATTCATCCAGACTGACGAGATGGAAGATTGTATCGAGGAAGGTCTCGGTATTGACGACGATGATGTCGGATACTGTTCTCAGTTAGCGTTTGTATGTTCAGAGGACAATGTGTGTACAAAGTGGCTGTCAGGTGGTCCTGTAAAGGGTAAGAACGGTGGGATCATCATCAAGATTGCCGGGATGATGGACGATGATTAAGCGTGGATCAGAATCGTTTGCCGGGTATAACAAGCCCAAGCGCACCCCTGGTCATCCGACCAAGAGCCACGCTGTGCTGGCAAAGTCGGGTGACGAAGTAAAGCTGATTCGGTTTGGTCAGCAGGGTGTGTCTGGTAGCCCAAAGCGAGAGGGTGAATCTGCTGCTGATCGCAAGCGCAGAGAGTCATTTAAGGCTCGCCACGCTGAAAACATTGCCAAGGGCAAAATGTCTGCCGCTTATTGGGCGAATAAAACAAAGTGGTGACGTATGGACATTCCCCAGCTACTTCGAGCACTAGGTCTGCAACAGGCGTATCAGTCTTATCAGCAGAATATCGGTCAGCCGTTCGCTAACATTGCTGGTCCGTTTGGCCGGGGATTGTTGGGGTTGGAGAGGCCGGAGTACGGAGAGGAACAGGCGTATAGGACTGGGCAGGCATTTGGAAATGCGCCAGCAGTAAAGGCGCCAGTTGGTGCGTTCAAGGCTGCAATGCAAGCTCCCGAGTTGCTTGCCGCTATGGGTGCAATTGCTCCAAAAGGGGCAAGGAAAGTCGCTGAGGCACTAACTGAAGCAAAAACATTAAAAAACGCCCCACAAGACGAAGCCTTAGAAATAGCTCGGCAGAATGCAGTCAAAATGCTGGGTCTTCCTGAAAACAATACACCAGAAATGCGTGCTCAGGCCATGGGGTATATCGACTACCTTCATGGAACTCAGCGACTGGATCGACTGCTTGAGGGCAAAACGCTTGATCCACGCAGGGCAACCTCCGGTCCAATGCCTTACGGTACGACAACTCCCGAGTTGGCTTCAAGTTACGCCACTTCCAAAGCAGACACCTCTCGTATGGCTATGGATGAAGGCGATGTTCGCCGCTATTTTGAGGTGGCCCCCAAAGACATTGGCTTGAAAGGCATTCGCTCTCCTATTCCAGTTGAATCCGCATGGCACTTTATGACTCCTGAGCAGAAGGCGAAGATTCGTGAACTTGCCCCTCGGGTAGGCTATGAGAACTTGGATGAATTCACGGGGAATTTGATCGTTCATCCTAAGGGGGTAAATGCGACTCTCAGTCCAAATCAATGGGACTGGCTGATGAAGAATGAAGCCAAGGGTAATCCTCTGACCGCTTTACGCCAAATGTGGTACGAGTCTGGGCAACTTATAAATGAGCCTGAAACACTTGGTCAAATCTATAAATTGGCGGGGGTAAATGCCCCGATAAGCCAAACCAATGCTCCTTGGACTGAGGCTCAAGGGGTTCTTCTTGGCAAGGCTAGAATCACTAACCCAATTGATACATCAAATACCGAGCAAGTGTTGGCTCTAATTGAGCCATTAAAGCAAGCGTTCGCTAAGGATCGCAGCCGTATTAAGCCTGGAGGCCCTGACCAATGGGCAAAAGAATCTCGTTACACGCCAAAAACTTGGGTTTCTGAACTTGAAAAAGATTTGGCAGCTGGTAGAGAATCTTATGTCTGGACTAGCATTCCTGATAAAGTAACAGCAGAATTAAGGAAATTAGGATTTAACGGAATCATTGACCGATCTGGCAAGGGTGGTGGGGCAAAGGAACCCGTGGTTATCCCGTTTAACCCCGAGCAAGTTCGATCCCGCTTCGCTGCATTCGACCCAGCAAGGATAGACGCAAAAGACTTATTAGCATCTCTTGCGGCCATGGGAATTGCACTCCCAGTTGGTATGGGTCTTTTGTCAGAGCAAACAGATTAGACAAATAATTTCGTTTAAAGTTGAGTAGTGTATACTTGTAAATATAGCGTATACATAATGTAAAGCGCATGACCCGATAGGAGTGCGTTGTGCCCGACAAACTGACAGGTGGGAGCCGCAAAGGTATCCCTAACAGAGCAACTCGTAGCGTCCGAGAGATGATCGCAAAGGTTGCAGAGGAAAATGCACAGTCATTTGAGGACTGGCTGCATGACATAGCAGTAGGTGCTAGTACAGGTAAGCCTGACCCTGCTAAAGCCGCTGAACTGTATCTAAAGGCTATCGAGTACCACATACCTAAATTAGCCAGGACAGAGGTAGCAGGCGACCAGAATCAACCAATGCAGATGGTGGTCACTTGGGCGCAAGAGAAATAGTCATCCCCTACACGCCTCGTGAGTCTCAGATAGAGATTCATCAGGCGATGGATAACCATCGTTTCTCTGTCGTTGTGGCTCATAGAAGGCTAGGAAAGACTGTCTCTGCCATCAATCAGCTAATCAAGTCTGCTGTGCTCTGCCAGAAAGAGCGCCCACGTTTTGCGTACATTGCCCCGACCTATGCTCAGTCAAAACGAATCGCCTGGGACTACCTCCTGCACTACACCCGTCCGTTAGGAGCCACACCAAACATTTCAGAGCTTCGTGTTGACTTCTGGGATCGCAGGATCGGTCTCTATGGCTCAGATAACCCGGATTCCCTGCGCGGAAGTTACTTTGACGGAGTGGTACTCGACGAGGTGGGGGATCAAAACCCGAAAATCTGGAACGAGGTAATCCGTCCTGCCCTAGCCGACAGACAAGGCTGGGCTATGTTTATCGGTACGCCAAAGGGCCAGAATCACTTCTACGACCTGCGAAACCGAGCGGTACACGAGCCTGGGTGGAAGCTCCTAGAGTTCAGAGCCAGTCAAACAAAGATTATTCCGCAGACTGAGCTAGACGATGCTCTGCGGGAGATGGGGCAGGACAAGTACGATCAGGAGTTTGAGTGCTCATTCCACGCTGCCATTGAGGGAGCCTACTACGGGCAGATTCTCAACCAGTTAGAGGGCGAGGGTCGATTCTGCGAGATTAAGCGTGATGACCTATGTCGGACGATTGCAGCCTGGGACTTGGGTATCGGAGACTCGACTGCGATCTGGATAGCGCAGGTGACGGGGCAGGAAATCAGGCTGATCGACTACTTTGAAAATCACGGTGTCGGACTCGATTGGTACGTCCGAGAGTTAAAAGAAAAGGGCTGGGCAAAGGCCGAGCACATCGTCCCGCACGACGTTCAGGTTCGAGAGCTAGGGTCTGGGAAGTCTCGTCTTGAGGTCTTGCAAGCCGCTGGTCTTGATTGCAGGATTGCGCCAAGAATGGGTGTAGATGACGGTATTCAGGCTGTCAGACGGATGCTGCCTAAGTGCTGGTTTAACGTGCCAGCAGTGTCGGAGGGATTAAACTGCCTGCGAAACTATCGTCGGGAGTATGACGAAAAGTCGAAAGTCTTTTATAGTAGACCTTTACACGATTGGTCTAGCCACGGATCAGATGCTTTCCGGTATTTAGCGGTTGGAATGAACGAAACGACAAACTGGTCGAAACCGATCAAAATCAATACAAAGTGGGTGGTCTAATGTATTTACCACAAGGCAATATCGTTCCTCGTCATCTGTTTGACAATCTAGTCAAAGAAGTCGAGGAACTGAAAAAGGCTGTCGAGGAATTGAAAGAGCAAAAGACCGGCGAGCCTCCGAAACGGAAATGGACTCGAAGAATCGAGGTGCAATGATGGAAATCGGACGACTTCAAGGCATTCTGCAAGCGGAGATTGACGACGCTATCGGAATGCTGGATAGCGACACGACAGAAGAACGTGCATCTGCTGTCAATGCTTATCTCCGCAGACCATACGGAAACGAGGTAGAGGGTCGCAGCCAGATTGTCACAGGCGAGGTGGCAGAGGTTATTGATGGTGCGCTGCCACAACTGATTCGTGTATTTACTGCCAGCGACGAACTAGGCCGGTTTGATCCTGTCGGGCCTGGAGACGAGGAAGCAGCCAAACAAGCGACGGACTACGCAAACTGGGTGTTTTACAAAGACAACCGAGGGTTTGCGCTACTCCATGACTGGTTTAAGGATGCGTTGCTCGAAAAGACGGGATGTCTGAAAGCCTACTGGGACGAAAAACTCGACGTTACTGAGGAGGCTTACCAAAAGCTGACGGATAACGAGCTTCTCCTGTTGATGTCCGACCAGACCCGTCAGATCGTTGCTCAAGAGACGGTTACCGAGCAAATCGAGACTCCGCAAGGTGCTGCTGCTGTGCAGTATCACAACGTCATCGTCCAGAAGCGTGCGACTTCTGGACGAGTTCAGATTGACGTTTTGCCGCCCGAAGAATTGATTGTCAGCAAAAAAGCAACTTGTGTTGAGGATGCTCCGTTTATCGGTCATCGTCGGCTGGCCACCCGGTCGGAACTGATTTCGATGGGGTTTGATGCTGACCAAATTAACAGTCTGCCAGCGTATAACTCCCTTGATTTCACCGAGGAACGTCTTGCTCGGTACACTCCTGGCGAGGAGCCGTTTGAGCAGGAGAGTCTCGACGAATCGATGCAGCAGGTCGAGATTTACGAATGCTACATTTACGTTGACTACGACGGTGACGGGATAGCGGAACTTCGTCAGATTTTCTACTCGTCGAATCAAGTTCTCAAATGGTCAACGGGTGAGGAAGCGAACATCAAGACGGACTATGTTCCGTTCCATGTTATTTGCCCGCTGCCGGTCCCGCACAAGTTTTTCGGTCAATCGCTTGCCGATCGGACGCTGGATATTCAGTTAATCAAGACAACGATTACCCGTCAAATTCTGGACAACATCTATCTCATCAACAACGCTCGGATGCAGGTTGTTGAGGGGCAGGTCAACCTTGATGATCTGCTGAACGTCACGCCTGGAGGGGTGGTCAGGACCAAGGCTGCTGGCGCTGTGTCCCCAATTACGGTTCCTGACGTTACCGGGACCGCTTACCCTCTACTAGGTTACTTTGACTCCATCCAAGCCAAACGGACGGGTGTAAGCGACCAGCAGCAAGGTCTAGACCCGAACATTCTGCAAAACGTCACGGCTGCTGCTGTAGCGGCGACCACGCAGGCGGCGCAGGGTAAGCTGGAGCTAATTGCACGAATTTTCGCTGAGACGGGCGTTAAGAGCCTGTTTAAGGGAATTCTGCATCTACTTTGCAAGTACCAAGACCGTCCACGACTTATCAGGATGCGTGGCAAGTTCGTCGAGATGGACCCTCGTGAGTGGTCGAATCAGTACGACGTGACCATTTCTGTCGGGCTGGGCACTGGGACAAAACAAGAGCAGATGGCGATGCTTCAGATGGTGCTCGCCAAACAGGAGCAGATTCTCCAGCAGTACGGTCCTGCGAATCCTCTGGTTTCTGTCGGACAATACCGGAACACAATTGGTCGGTTTATCGAGGCGGCAGGGTTCAAGGATTCGACGGAATTCTTCAAAGAAATTACTCCCGAGATTGACCAGCAACTCAGCAATCCACCTCCGCAACAACAACAGGCGAATCCAGCTGTAGATGCGATGATTGCCCAGGCGCAGGCTCAGATTCAGATTGAGCAGCAGAAAGCGATGGCGGCGATTGAAACTCAGCGCATGAAAGCGCAAGCCGATATTCAACTGGCAAGAGAAAAAGCCGCTGCCGAGTTACAACTGAAACAGCAGGAATTTCAGGTTGAGGCTCAATTAAAGGCGGCGAAGATCGGTGCTGGCATTTCCAAGAATGTTGAGATTCCCGGATGACCCCAGAAAGAGCTAAGTTACTGCTGGCTGAATTAACCGAGGAACTGGATAAACTGGAAGCCGGTTATCTAGACAGTATTAAGAACTCATTAGAGCACGATCTTGACATAAGAGAGAATGCCTATAGAATGATGAAAGCGATAGCCGTTATCAAAACTCACTTTCAGTCGATTGCCGACACGAAAGAGATTGAGCGGAAACGCTGGAAGATTTTATAAAGGGTGCAAATGGACACGACTCCAAACGGAAGTGGACCGCTAGATGTAAATGGTGCAGCCAATGCGATTCTCGGTTTGATGGGAGGCGAGGAAGGTGAAGAACCGACTCCTCAAGAACCACAGCAGGAATCGGAGGTTGTTGAAACCGAGCAGGAGGTCGAAGAAACCCCACGCTACCGGGTGAAAGCTGCTGGTGAGGAACGTGAGGTTACGTTAGACGACCTGATTAAAGGTTATCAATTAGGCACTGATTACACATCGAAAACCCAAGCGCTTGCCGAGCAGAGAAAGGTGATCGAGGCTGAGAAATCTGCGGTAGAGCAAGCTAAAGCCCTTCGTGACCAGTATGCTCAACGGTTAGAACTGATTTCAAAGGTTCTTGCCGAGCAGAACAAGACGGAGGATTTTGAACATCTTAAAGAGACCGATCCGATTGGATATGCGGTCAAAGTTGCAGAAGCCACTCAACGTGAAAAGCAATTAGCGGCAGTAACCGCTGAACGGCAACGCCTTGCACAACAGCAACAAGCGGATGCTCAGCAGCAATTACAGTCGTACCTTGCTGAAGAAGCGAAGAAGCTAGCGCAACATATCCCCGAGTGGGAGACCGAAAAAGGCGAGGACGTTCGCCGTGATATTCGGACCTATGCAAAGGGTCTCGGATTCTCCGATCAGGAATTGTCTCAGGTCTATGACAGTCGAGCGGTATTAACTCTCTGGAAAGCGGCGCAGTACGACAAGCTTGTAGCTGGGAAACCCGAGGTGACTAAGAAAGTCTCTGAGGCTCCCAAGATGCTCAAGCCTGGCACTGCAAAGGTTGTTAATCCCGAGAGTGAATCGCTGAAGGCTGAACGAAACAAGCTCCGCAAAACTGGACGAACCAGGGATGCGGCAAATATCTTTGAACGATTTATTTCTTAAGGAATTGTCATGCCTACCTTTACCGCACATACCGCTATCGGTCAGCGTGAGGACTTGATTGACGTTATTTACGACATCAGCCCGACCGAAACTCCCCTGCTGTCTACGCTTGCTCGCACGAAGGCTACCGCTGTGTTCCACGAGTGGCAGTCGGATTCGCTTGCAGCCGCTACGTCAGCGAATGCCGCAATTGAAGGTGCCGACGCAACGTCAGCGACTATTAGCCCGACTACTCGTCTCGGTAACTACTGCCAGATCGTACAAAAGACCGTTCAGGTTTCCGGTACACTGGAAGTTGTTAATAAAGCAGGCAGGCGCAGTGAGAAAGCCTATCAACTTTCGAAGGCGGCCGCTGAGCTAAAGAGGGACATGGAGACCATTATCTCTGCCAACCAAGGCCGGGATGCTGGTTCTTCTTCGTCTGCTCGTAAACTCGGTGCGATTCTGTCCTGGCTCAAGACCAATACGTCGAAAGGTACTTCTGGTACTGACCCGACGACGATTGGTGTTTCGACCCGTTCGGATGGTGCTACCCGCACGTTTACTGAGACCCTGCTGAAAGATGTCATCAAGCTCTGCTATGACGCTGGCGGCAATCCTCAGATGCTTGTGGTTGGTTCCGGTCTGAAGCAGAAAGTCAGTGCGTTCGCTGGTATCGCTGCACAGCGTTACATGGCTCCTGGCGATCAGCCGACGACCATTATCGGCGCTGCGGACGTTTACATGGGCGACTTCGGTCAGTTGTCGATTGTTCCTGACCGCTTTATTCGGACTCGTGACGCTCTGCTGATCGACCCCGAGTACATGGCTGTTGCTTACCTCCGTCCGTTCGTGACGAATGATCTTGCCAAGACCGGCGACTCTGAGAACACTCAGATGCTCGCTGAGTTCACGCTGGAAGTTCGCAACGAGGCGGCTTCGGGTATTGTTGCTGACCTGAATCCTGCTCTCTAATAGCGAAGTGGGGAAGGGGAGGGGGTAACCTCTCCCCGACCAACGATGCCAAAACTATTCAGTGAACACGACGGGCGATACACCCTAGCCCATGAGACAGACGACGGGGTGGTGCTTGAGACTCGACAGGATGTCTCGCACATCATCGAAGCCAACAAGCGGCAATTCAACGATTCTGATGGTAAGTTTGACGACGTTATCACTCACGTTGCTCGC